CATACATACCAAATTTAATCGGTATGGATGTGTTGGCAATGGTTATTGTTTTCCTGTGTTAGGATTTTAAATTATGCTTTAGTTGTTTTCACGATTGCGCCCGTAACTTCAAATGATGCTGAATAGCTTACATTCTCTTCCACACCAGCGTTTAAGTCTAATGAGGTACAAATTGCACTCATTGTAAACACATTATCACCCACAACGTCTGTAGTAAATTTAATTGTAAGTGCAGTACCTGCTACGAGGTCGGTAAAGAGATCATCAAACAAATAGTTTGTCGAAGCATCGCCAGGGCCAGCATATAACGCCTCCGTAGAAAGTGTTCCCGAAAGTTGACCTTTCTTAACTTCTCTCCATCCTCCAGCAGCAGAATCCTTTGTTAAGATTTCACGCATCGCAGATGAAATGTTCATTTGGCATGAAGTTGCATAGCCAATGGCTACAGCATCTTTATAAAGCCTCATCAACGTACCATTAATAATTCCTGTAGTTGGCATGATTATTTATTTTTTGGTTTAGTAATTTTTTCTTCATTTGTTTCGTCATTGAAATATGACATAGGCACTGGTATAGGAATATACATTGGTTCTTGCTGAGCCTCCTCTTTTTGTGGCATTTGTTCAACAACAAAGTTTTCATCAAGTAATTCTGCAATCCCATCTTTTACCATTATTTCGCCTTGTTCAGAAAGAAAAACGCCTACTTTACCCGGTGCTTTTCCATTCCATTCTTTTAAAAGTCTTAATTTCATCTTTTCATTTTTGCTAAAAAATCAACACTCATCCAATATACCGATAATTCAGCGTTATAAACTTGTGAATCAGATGCAGTATATTTTATACTTTGTACTTCCACGCCTTCGACGGTACCAACAAATCTGTCTAATCTATTTCTAATAAGGTTAGATAAATCCTGCGTATCGTCGTAATTTTGCGTGTAAACATCTATTTGTAATTCAATTTCCTCTAAGTTACTTTGCCCGTCTTTGTAATCAACTGGAGTGCTATTCGTGACAGTGTAAACAACAAAAGGATATTGAACATTTTGAGGAACAATATCAGGGTATATCTTACTTCCAACGTATGCTAATATTGCCCCGTCAGTTGATAACCTACTAAATATTAATTTACCTATCATAACTCCCAAAATTGACGTGGAAACTCCTTCATGTACTTTAATGCCATTGATGACATTTTATTTATCACCGCGTTTTGGGTCCCTTTTTCTGCCTTGTTTCTTACTTTACTAATCCATGCTTTTGTACTTCCAAAAACCATGTGAGCATAAAAGCCGTCTGTTTTATCTTCGCTGCTTAACTTGACATCTATACCAGCGTCACCATATAAAGGCCCAATAGAAGTTAATAAAGCCCTCCATGATTTTCTATCCGAAATATTTTGAATAGAACGCCTAAGGTTACCAGGTTCAATGTGGTATTTAGGGCCGCTCCCTCTATCCATTCCACGTGAATAAAACTTATGTGGTTTATTTGAACGCGGAACAAAAGATTTATAAACCTTCAATGCTATTGGTGCGGCTGCGTCAGATATTTCTTTCCGCTTTTCTTTTGTAACCTTATTTATCATGTCATCAAGTTCAGTAACAGACTTTGCAAAGTTGTACATCTTAAAGAGTTTACCTGCTTTAGTTGTTTTTTTTTGGCTCTCGTTTTCGAGCGCCCTAAGCCTGTTTAATTTACTTCTTGATATTGACATAATAATATTTTATCCTGCCTATATTTCAAGGCAGGAATATTTTTAGGCTACAGTTAAAGTAAGCTGCAATGCATTAAACTTTACTTCGTCACCTACAGCGATTGATTTACTTGCACTTAAAGCTCCATGAAATAAAACATTAGTTCCAGTTGCACCGTCAAATACAGCAAAGTAATCAGCTGTAACCGCAGAACCTGAAGATGGAGTTATCGTAATAGCCGCAGTATTACTTAATGTACCTGCGCCACCTGTGCCCCTTGTCCATCCACTAGCCGCAACCGCAACACGCGTAAGTAATGCAGTTCCTCCTGTGCCCGTGTCAGTAGGATTGCCGTTAAATAACTGAACGTATGTATTTGTTGGAGCAGTACCCATGTCCGTTCCATTTATCCATCCAGTTATCTTGTCTTCTAAAAAATTCCCAAATGCTGCCATTTTATAAAGTTTTTAACGTTAAAAATTTATTTCTATCCATTTACCATTTTCCTCATTCCATTGATACATTTTACCATCGCTTGGATAAGGTATTGGTGATTGCCAAAGGCAAGTTTCTTCGTTTAATGTCCAAGAAGGAAAAGGTTTGGGAGGGATAAAAGCATCCCTAATGCTATCGTAATAATAGCCAATTCCTGCATAGTTTTTCCTAAATGCTTTGCTTTGGTCAAGGCTTGCTTCACCATTTGTATAATGAATGCCGCCATGTGTGTTATAAGATGTTCTTTTTGCATTATAATATTTTTCCCAATTAATAATTTTCCCATTATCTTCTAAAACAATATCATCCTCACTTCTACCAACATGACCATTGATAACAAAATTATTTTCATCAAGAATAACATAATGTGCCATAAAATTATATTTAACTAAATGTTACAGTATCAGTAACACCAGCAGCAGTTATCGTATATATTTTAAATCCTCCAGATATTACTGGCGACCCTGGTGTTACTCCAACACTAAATGTTGCAGTAACATTATCTGGTATTTTAATAATTACAACACCAGAACCACCAGCACCAAGTCCTTCACCAGAACTTGCACTTCTTCCACCACCACCACCACCAGAGCCTGTAAATTGCGTTCCACTTGTTGTACCACCTAAATAAGTACCAAGTATATTGTACGAACCTCCATTACCTCCGATAGAATTGCCGCCAGTTCCTGGGGTTCCGATAACACATCCACCTCCACCAGCTGCATAAAATGGTGTTGGGGTGATACCAGTTATTGTATTAGATAAACCACTTCCACCATTACCTCCATTTGATGTAACTGTTGTTGGACTTACACCAACTGAGCCAGCGCCACCGCCACCACCAGATGGATAGTTACCACTTGCACCAGGTGAATTTCCTCCTTTAAATCCATTCCCAGTAGTCCCATTTGCCCCGATTAAATTAGCTGTTGTTGAACCGCCTCCACCGCCAGAGCCACCAGTTTGAGCTACTCCAACACCACCACCACCATTAGCACCACCACCACCGCCAATAGCTACTATACTTCCAAGAACACTATTTGTACCATTACCACCATAAGTATTTACAGATATAGCTCCCGATAAACCAACTGTTAATGAATAAGGTAAAGATTTTGTTAAATTTAATTTGCTTAAAGCACTTGTATTTTCACCCGATGTACCTGTTGATGTTTTTAATCCACCAGCACCACCACCACCACCAACATAAGCACCACCAGCACCACCTCCAGCAACAACAAGGAAATCAACTGATACAGTAGATGCTACCACATTTAAATTAGCACTTGTCACCGTTGCCGCTCCCGTTACACTTGCCGCCAATGTTGCCGTTCTTGATATATTTGCATTTGTTACCGTTGCCGTGCCATTAACACTTGATACAAAAGTAACTCCAAATGAAGCTTCAGCAGAACTTTGAGCCATTGCCGTAGCTTCGGCAGAAATTATTCTTACTATTTGTGCGGCTGCATTGGTTTGAGCCGAAGCATCGGCAGAGGCATTGACTGTATATGTTAATTGAGCCGTTGCATTGGTTTCAGCCGTTGCAGTTGCCGAAGCGTTAACAGGTATAGTAATTTGTGCGGCTGCATTGGTTTGAGCCGAAGCCGTAGCACTTGCATCTAAAACTTTTGTAAGAATAGCGGTTGCGCTTGTTTCGGCTGCAGTAGTTGGACTACTTTGTAACGTTACTATTTTTGTTAAATTTGCCGTGGCAGTACCCGTTGCAATTACCGAAGCATCAACCAATACGATACCCTGAGTAACAACATCCAAAATACTTGTTGCCGTAGCATTAACGTTAACCGAAGCAGATAGTAATTTAATAAGTTTAATATCGCCCGTAGTTGTTGCCGTTGCATCAACACTTGATTGTATATTTTTTGAAATAGTAATTGGTGCGCTAATATTTGCATTAGCATCAACCAAACCATTAATATTTATAACCTTTGTAAGATTTGCCGTAGATAAACCTAAAGCATTAACCGAAGCAATAACATCAACCGTACCTTGTTGGAAAACTGTAAGGTCGGCAAAAGAAGACGCAATAGCATTAGCCTGTCCAATTACGGACATTATTAATTTGAGATTTGCCGAAGTTGTGGCGATACCATTAACCGAAGCTGCGACGTTAACACCTGTAAGGATGTATGAATCATAAAACACTCCTGTAAATGAAATAAAACGCCTATCGTGACTAACCTTTAAATTTTTAACTTGATATAATTTATCACCCCAAACTACTCGAGATTCCTCGGTAATTGTGGATATATAACGAATAGTAAAATCACATACATTTTTAGCAGTGTTTTTACCATCTATAATAGTCTCGTTTGAACCTGGTAATTTGCTTTCTGCAAATGCCCAAATCGTTGTAATATCAGCCCAACTTTCGGAAGCAAAACCACTTAACGACCTTACTCGCGTAACGTTTTGAAGGATAATCCGATCCCTCATTTTGCCAGTAACTTCGTTTTTGTTGTACTTCATTATAAAATTTGAACTCGATATTGGTCTAACAAATATTCGGATGCTGTAGGTAATTTCTTGACATAATCTTGTCGATTATCATACGCATCTGTTACCATTAATAAAATGGCTTGTCTTATTTGTGCAGGAACCGCACTTGGTTCTGAACCATAACCAGCCGTGTAAGTGATTGTAACATCATTTATATTTCCGTATAATGTGGGCCATGTTTTCCCGTAGGCCAAAGATAGCCTTGCAGGTTTTTCAAAAGTATCTACAATGTAATTACTAGCATTAAAAGTCTGTGTAGTATTTTGGCTATCTGCATACTGAAAAGAAGTAACAGAAATAACAGGCGATACACTTAAATAAATTGTACTTAATCTTAGATAATCTAATTTCTCTGTTATTGTTTGTGTTATTAGGGCTTGATTTAAATACCTTTCGGCTGCTTGTCTGGCACTTTGCAATAAAGTAGTAATAAGGGTATCTTCGGTTGAATCGTCAACTTTTAGATAAGCCTTTACTTCTTGTAAGGTAAAGATTTCAGTTGCAGGTTGTGTAGTTACTTTCCAAGCCATTGTACATTTTTTAAAGAAGGGATGGATATTGCTACCCATCCCATTTTTTATTTACTAGGTCAACTTATTAGCAAGGTGCTTAATAGCAGCCGTTTGCAAAAGTTTACCGTCATATCTCGCATAAAGTAAAAATCCAAGTTCCATTTCATCCATAAATCTTTCGCGTAATGGCACTAACACATTGTTAGATACTTGACGAATGATGTATTTTGACCAATCACCAAAGTAAATGATTTTTGCAGCAGTTGCCTGAGTAGCAGTTAAATCATTATTTACGTAGAAATTGTAACCTAATAATCTATCAGGAATACCATCTCTTAATGATGGTTGGAATAAAGTTGTGTTACTGTTATCTAAGTTTAGTTTTCTAACCGCACTTAAAATAGTGTCATTCATCATGAATGCAGCCGAAGGACTATTTCTGTAAGCAATATCAACCGAGTGAATAAGGTCAACTAAGTTTGATGCAGTAAAAGCCGTTTGACTTGCAGATACCGCACCCTGAGTAGTGTTAGCAGAAAAACCTGTTGGTTTACCAGAACCATCACCCGAAGTGAATGCAGTATTTAAACCACGACCTAAACGCTCACCTAACATAATAGGTAACTCTGTGTTTAATAGACCAAATTCATCATTCGCCCATTCTACAGATACCTTTACCAATGTGTTAATAACGTGAGCCGCAAAAGTTTCGCGTGTAAACGTCATATCCTGAACAGTAACGGCTCCGCCTTCTGTATGCCATGATCCAGTTGTTCCGGTATCATTTACTTTTGGGTAGTACAAAGTACCTGCCTGTGGAGTAGTAATTACACGAGACACTTGTAACATTGGGCCATAGTAAGCCATTGTTTTTTCAAGCTCGTAGGAGAATTGGTAAGGTATAACGTAACCACCAGCCAAGCCACTTTCAGAAGTAGTAATCGTTGCCGTTCCACGCATTTCTTTAAGCAAAGATTGATCCTTGCTACTTAACTCTCTCTTTGCAATAGCTTTCATGAATGCTACTTGATATTCTGGAGACTTTACAATCTCTCTTTTATCAGTTGGCAAAGCAGCTATAGTGTCATCAATGTTTTTAATACCTCTGTCATCGGCATTAATGTCGTTCCATCTTTCGAGTCTTGAAATTTGGTCGGTATAGTTTTTAAAGTTTGCATCGGCTGCGTCCCATTGTGCCAATTCTTCGGCATTCATTAGACGACCCTCGGCTGATGCTCTTTTTTGCAAGTCTTCCATTATTGCGTAATCGGAAGCCCGCTTTTCTCTCAGCAATTTAGAGTTCATTATTTTGTTTTTAAATTTAATAAATGCAGGGCGTTCCTGCGTAACTCATTTTGTATATTAATTTCTGACTTAACAGATATATCAATCACTTTCTGTAATTCTTCATCAATCTTTCCTGTCGTTTGCTCGTAGCTTCTTTTTGCTACCATTGTATCAGGGTTAGCAGGATAAGTTACCGGTGAAACATCATAGACTTTTTTAATTCCTCGAATCACTCTTTTAGGTTTCATTCCTTCCCTTTCTTGCCAATCTTCAGCATCTACACTAAAAGCAAATGATGATTGATAAACATCACCACGTTTAACCATCTCTAAAAGATCATTACCTAATGTAGTGTTTGGTGCCTCAAATGAATATTCTAAAGCATTACCAGTAAGATTCAATTTTAAGGTACCTGATTTGGTTCTAGCTAAAACCATATTAGCATCATGATTAAATAATGCCACAACGTCCGAAAAATCAGAATTTTTAAATACGTCTGCACTCATTTCTTCATCGTACCAACCCATGTCATAGGCAGAATTAAACACGGTAGCAGTGCCTACTATCGTACGAGATTCTGGCATAGCGCGAAACTCGTAATTTATACTTCTTTTTTCCATATATTTTAATCGTTAGTATCGTTACTATCGTCCTAAATGTCTATTTCACTTTCACCTTTCTCATGTGTCATTCCTTCAGTGGATGGTTCTATTTTAATGTTAGAAGCTAAAGGCAATTCATAAGAATCTCCACCTTTGTAAGGATTCATATTTTCTTTAATCCTAATTTCATTAGGTGACATCGCCAGTACATTTCGCATAGTTGTATAATAAGAAGATCGCGCTGCAACGTCACCGCGAAGTAACCCGTCTAAATTAAATCGAGTGCTAAATTTATCCTTCTCAACCTCAAAAAATATCTTTCTATTAAATTCTGATTCTATTGTTTCGCAAAGAGGCATGATTGTATAATTCACAAACATTTGGCTCAACTGTTCCATATTGCCAAAAGTTGCTTTATCCATATCTTCCAACAAAACACCCGGAACACCCGTAATGCGTGCTATATCGGAAATAGTAGCTTTTTTAGTTTCATTAAATGCTGCATCGGCAGGATTAAGCCCAACTTTTTGAAAGTCCATTCCCTCCTCTAAAATGGCAGTACCTCCAGCATTTTGACTTCCACCAAAAGCACGGTTAAAACTACCTTTTAATCTGTCGTATGCTTCGTTTGTTAATCTTCCAGGATGCTTTAAAACACCGTTTAAATGCGCACCGTTTTTATAAAAGTTAGCACCGTAATTTCTATTTGCTAAAGCAAGCCCAAAATTGTCACGGTGAATGTCTGGCACCAACAAAGCCTTAACGCCATCCCATGCAAGATTAGGAATGTAAATAATGTTATCGCTCCTGTATGTTTTATTATTCTCTTTATTCTTAAATACAAGTTCATTCCTACTATTATAACTCATTTCCATTTTAGTAGGATTGAGAATAGTGAATGAGTTTATTCTAGTCGTTATGCTATTTCTATTTATCGACGCATAAAAAGCACCATGAGACAAATAGTGAAGTACCATTGTTTTATAAAAAGTGTGCGAAGTATATAACTCCGACGGCTCTCTTGCTATTACTTTGTAGTTAGGATGATCTTTGGCTATCCTTATAAATCCATCGTCTTGTTTTTCAATAATATCAAAAGGAATAGATGCAATAACACCTCCTAATATTTGAGTAGCCCGATAAAATGCAGGAAGTCCTATAATAGAATATTCATCAACTGCAACGCCTGCAGTAGAACCACGCTGAAAGAGTGCGCCTAATGTATCACCGTTTAAAGGCGTATTAGGGTTTTCAATACTTGCGCGAGTATTAGAAAAAAAAGACCGCATGGAGTTAAATATTCCCATGCGGCAAATATATATTAGATTAGTATGAAGTAATGGATTTTTGGTAACAGGTTACACGAAGCGAATTGTCATGTAATTGCTTTTAGCTTTTCGAAAACTATTATAGGTTTTATATTTTTCATCAAGTCCAAAGGTATCTCTTTCTTCTTCTAATCTTAACCATGCTTCTTGATGTGTTTTACACTCTCCCGATAATTCATAAAACCTATTAAAATATCCATCGATAGAATTAATCTGCCTGACTTGTTTAGCATAATCCTGTTTGCTCATTAACTTTTCCATAATTGATATTTTTTAGCTTTTCAATTAGGTACATTTCTATAACATTAACAAACCTTGTTGGCGTTCACCAGATGTGTAAATCGTTGGTTTATTTTCTACCATAATTTGAGCATAAGCCATAACCATCGCTACTGGCCCATCCACTTTTTCAGTTGACTTCGCCTTGTCTATTTTAATATTTCCTGCAGGATCAAATCTAAGCATAACATTCGACATCATCCACTCCATTACTGGATTTCCATCGTGAGTTATCTCACTTGATAAAAACATCTTTTCCACTTCTTTTGTTGGAGCAGACATTGAAATAAAACCTTGTCCAAAAGGTTTCATCATTGCTCCGTCGTTTGTTAACTGGATAACAAGTTGCGAAGCATTCCATCGGTCGAAAGCTATACACTCTATTTTATACTTTGCCGTTAATTCTATTACTTTAGCTTTTATAAAGTCGTAGTCGGTCACGTTGCCATCTGTCATAACAATATCGCCATCTTGAGCCCATTGAATGTAGTTAACGCCATCCGAAAGAGATCTTTCTCTAACGTTATCTTCAGGGCAAAAGAAATAAGATTTTATATGTGGTTTTTCAATTCCCTGTTGTACGGGAAAACAAAGTACTAAAGCTGCAATGTCACGCGTGGAAGCTAAATCTAATCCAGCGAAGCACTTTTTATTATAAAGTACGTCATCATCTAATTTTAATCTTGTTGCCTCAATGTAACTATTGGAAATCCAAACACTCGATGTAGTTGTCCAGACGTTTAAATTTTTAGTCATAAATTGTATTTGCTTTGCGGCCCCTTCGTTTAATGCTTTTTGAAATTGGTCATCCATGTAGCTAATATAAGGAGTTACCCCAAGATTAGGATTGGATTTCGTCCAATTCTTTTTATCCTGCCAATCGTCACCTTCGTCTAAACAAAATAGTAAAGGAAATACCGATTCATCCACTTTTCTCTTTTCAAGAATATCAACCATTACCTTCCGGAATTGGTAACAAGGTGATTCTCTGTTAAATCCTGCAGTAGTAGTAATAAGGAGTAATGGCTGTGTTCTGGAACCCATACCCGTTTCCATAACTTCCGCAACGTCCGAAGTTTTTGCCGCGTGATATTCGTCAATTAGCGAAAAGTGCGGATTTAATCCGTCTAATGTATCTGCGTCGGATGAAACTGCGGTAAACTTTGAGTTTGTTGATGGTACGTTGCAATTATACTTTAGTACATTAACTAATTTATTAAAAGTGCGTGAATCTGTCTTTAGTGATTTTAGAAATACCTTTGCCGTATCAAATGCTATCCTCGCTTGATCCCTTGTCGTTGCAGCCGTATAAACTTCCGCACCAGTTTCATTGTCACATAAAAAACAATAAACGGCAATGGCAGCCGCTAATTCTGTTTTACCGTTCTTTCTTGCTATTTCAAGATAAGCCTTTCGAAATCTTCTACCTCCTTCCTTTCTTTGCCAACCAAACAGGACTTTTATAAAAAACTCTTGAAATGGTTGTATATTAAACCTTTGCCCTGCATATTCGCCTTTAGTATGCCTAAGGGCTGATATAAAGCCAAAAGCCCTGTTCGCGTGAGCTTCAGAGTAAACATATTCCCATTTTTTATTTTTCAAATCATTTAAATGCCTTTGAACGGCTAACCTTGCGTAATTGCCTAATATTAAATTCCCCGAAACAACATCCTCAATAAATTTCATTTAGGTGTTTTAACTTCAATGGCAATAAATCGAAATAGAAATAGAAAGCTAACAAATCCGATTGCTTCTAAATAATCGATATAATCAAACCAAAAAAATTTTACAAACAACCAATTCCATAAATAGTAGAAAGGTACAGATAAAGCCGTTATCATAATCCCAACTACTATAATAAAGGTCAATGTTTCGTATATATTTTGTTTCATTAGTTCATTTTTAAAAGTTTAGCTATTTCATCCTCTTCTTCGCCAGTACCATCTTGAAAATACTCTAAAGTTAGCCTTGACTTCGGATCTAGCCCTAAAGTTTTAGATAATTCTAAAAATAGTTCAAATCCTTGCTTAAATGCAGTCCATTCGGCACTTACCTGCCTAGCACCATTAGGATGAATCATTACCGCACCGTCTTTGCTTAATATTTCAGCATTATGCAATAAGTGACCTATTGCACGCGCTGCTATTGAAAGGTAAATTTCATCAACTTGTTTTCCTGCTTTGTGAATATGTAAATGTTCACGGATACGATTGTAAATCCTTTGTTCACCAGCATCAAGTTTAAACATCGGCTCACCGATTTCACCCGGTGTAAATGTTTTAATTCTGGATACATTCAATGTGCCTTGAAGCGCTTTTGTTTTATTGCTTTTGCTTTGCATTTTTCAATGTGTTTTGTGAATGATTTGTGGTTTCAATGCGAACCCCCTTATAAGGATTGAATTCACGCGTGTGGCGATGGGACTACTCGATTAGCCATAATATGGCAAGTTTTGACCCTAGGGCGTGTCTTTCGAGCCTCTCCTCCTTGTTTCACACCTTGTTTCGCACCTTGTTGCATCATTGAAACTGTAGTTGTAACTGTGACCCTTGTGGAATGTAAGATGTAAACTCTATTTCCATTTGACCTATGTTTTTTTTGTAATCATTTAGTAACTTATCGCTCTTCATTGTGTTACATGACCTACACAACAATGTAACATTATCATAAGTATGTGAACCACCTTTTGATTTAGGTATGATGTGGTCTAATGTTGCCGCATTAGATTCATTATAGTTATTCTTATTAGGATGAACACAATTAACGCCACATGATGTGCATATATATTTATGTTTTATATATACTATCCTTCTTTGTATAAACTCATATTTAATACCAAAGTGTTCAGCAATTTCTTTGTCTTTTTCAATTCTTCCATACGTAATTCTACGTTTACGTCTATATAATTTTTTATTTTTTACTATTAAATCTTTGATACATTTCTCTGAACAATATTGATTAAACCTTGCAATAACGCCTATGTTATTTAATTTTACATCTACACCAAACTCTTTATTACAATTTTTACACACTGATGTATAGTTATAAGTATCTATATATTTTTTTATAAGTTTACAATTACTACATAATTTATCTCCATACAATCTAACATCATTGCATTCTATACAATATATATTAGAGTATTGACCTTCTTTATTCTTTAATTTATAATAATTAATTCTCTCTTTATACTTATCATTTTGTTTGTATTTTTCATGTGCTAATTTTAAAACACCAGGATTCTCCAATCTTTTTTTAGCTTGATAAATCCTATCTATTTCACGCTTTTTTTCCCTTGCATTTTCATTTAAAGGATTAACTTTCCTTCGTTCATTATTACGTTCATTATAACATTGACGGCAATGCATTCTATTAGCGTTACCACGTTGAGTATAAGCGCAATTATGTTTATTGCAAAACTTTAAAACAATATTACTTTGACACATAACATTATTTTTTATTAATTAATTCAGCGTCGTTTCCTTCCTTCCTCGCCCTTTCTCGTGCCCTCTCGGCTATGACCTTACTCAACCATGCTATGACCTCAGTCTTGTCGCGAGGTGCCATCTTACCGTCGCTATCCATGTAGATTGAGACAGGAGGAATACCCTTGCCTTCCTCTGTACTTTTATAATCATGGCACTCTTTACACAACGCTAACAAGTTGCTAAGGTTGTACATACTTCCTCCTCTAGTAATGGGTATCATGTGGTCAACACAGCCTTTATAATCGCCTGGAGTTATATCAGTCATGATGCCACGGACTAAGCAACATTCACATAAAGGATTGGTACGCCTATAAGACCGTGACATCTTAGCCCATGCATTATTATAGTTGCCTTGCTCACCAGTTGGTTTACGCTGTAACTTAGCCTTATGTATCTTTGAAGGTGTTGACTTCCTTATGAATGGCATTCTTCCTTTAATTTGTTTTCAATGAGATAGGTGATAACCTTCTCCATTGTTAAAAGTACGCCTTTCTCTTTGTAAATCCTCATTCTCATTTCTAAAAGTGCGCAATGAACATCTTCATTCATCATTACATTTTTCTTCCTTACTGTCATGTTTAATATTTTTGAACAAATATACATTTTATTTTATTAAAAAGTATTTTGGTAATTTTTTTTATGTAGTTTTGTATTGTTATTAAAAGTAAGTTAAAATAAACAAATATGATAAAGCTAATAGTAAGTGGTAGAGTAGGCAATGATGCTGAAGTAAAGAACGTGGGTGATAATACTGTATGTTCATTTAGTGTTGCTCACACAGAAAAGGTATATGGCCCAAATCCATCGGAGAAGGTAGTATGGATTACTTGCTCAATTTGGGGTGAACGTGGCGTTAAGTTAGCACCTCACATTCTAAAAGGAACTTATGTAGTCGTTGAAGGATCGGGAGGAGTTAACGCATACCTAAACAAAAACACTGGAGCAGCCGAAGCCGTTATACGTTGCATGGTTAATTCTTTAGAATTTGGAGGTAAGCCTAATGGCAGTAATGAAAATACTTCAGTGACTAATACCGGTAATGTTCAAGTCATTAATAATATTGCACCAATAAATGATAAATTATCTTTTGACGAAGAACTACCTTTTTAATCATGGATGCCGAAAAGAAAAAAATATACAGAGCTCAAATGTCAGTGTATCAAAAAAAGAAATATCTTGAATATGTTAAGAAACAATACCACGCTTTAAGCCCTGAAAAAATGGCTGAACTACTTGAAAAAAGAAGGGTTTATTACGAGGCAAATAAAGAGAAGATAAGAGAAAGGCAACTTGAATATTATCATAAAAAGAAAAGCAAATCAGCATAAAGAATCTTTTTTAGAGTAAGTGAATAGTGTTCTTCGTAGTAAGGTGTAAAAAGCCTTACTACTTTTTAAAAAAACAAAAACCAAAAAATATGAACGATTACAAAAATTATTTTATTGAGCATGAGAAATTAAGAAATAGAATCATTGGAATATGTATGCTATTTCATCAAGAAGATCCAGAGTTATATCCGGATATTGCTATTGAGGATATTGTTTTTGTTTACGATAATAAAAACACGTTAACGGTAAGTCATGTAAATGCTATTTGCGATGATGTTTACTGTTACATTGACATTGAATGGCTTGATGAGAATAATGAAACAATAATCAGAGATATATCAGAGCAAAAAAAGAAGCGCGAAGATTACTATATTTCAAGAAGAAGTAAAAAGTAAGCTAATGGATGAAAATAAAAGAGTAGTTTTTTCTACCGATACAAAAGTCTGGATTAATCGGATTACTGAAATATTAGAACTACATAAAATTTGCAATCCAGGCAAATATTTAGGGTTAGATACAAATAAGACTAAATCTTATGTGAGTAAAGAGAAAATTATTGTAGCTTATCAGGATGAAAATTGGGAAAGTGCTATATGCGAATTTCCCACCGAATGGCTACAACTTAGAGATGATGAAATTGCAAAGATTATTTTAAGCGAAAAAGAATAGAAAATAGGTTATATTTGTATATCCTTTTGAATGGTGTAGCAGGTATTCAAAAGGAAATGAAGCAACACAATATTGTTTCAACCTATGCCAACAGACTGCTACCTGTTGGTATTTTTTTTTCTACCTATGAAAAGGAGTTATTCTAATTCCGAAAAATCATTTTTATACAGACTTGCTAAAGGTAAATGTCAGTTATGCCAATGCGATCTTCCGAGGTTTTGGCACGCTGACCATATTATACCATTTAGCAAAGGAGGTATAACTGCATTAAGTAATGCGCAGGCATTGTGTCCAACTTGTAACTTAAAAAAATCAAATAAAATGTTTCAATTTAAACCAAGAGGTTGGCAAATAGAAGCCACTAAAAAATTCTATGAGGAAATTAAAACTAATAGAGTGTTCTTGCTTCATGCTGGAGTAGGTTCTGGAAAAACTTTGTGGGCATCCTCAATAATAAAAAATTTCATTGACGATGGTTTTGACGTTGTTATTTTTAGTCCAAAAGATGCTATTAAAATTGATTGGGCAAATGAATGTAAAAAGTTTAATATTGAACTTGATATTAAATTAGTACCCCAATATTCATGGAAAAATAGTTTTAATGGAGTTTCACTTTGCTATCAAGTTTTAAAAAACAATACTAATTCATTAAAAGAACAGATTACTAATAAAACGATTGTAGTTTTAGATGAACATCATCACGCTTCAGATTGTGGAAGCTGGGGTATTGAACTTGAAAATATTTGTGAGAATGCTGGAGTGATATTGTGTTTAACAGGAACTCCTTTTAGAAGCGATAATAATAAAATACCTTTTGTAAAATACAATGAGGTAAAAAATAATGATATTGATGGTTTTGAAATATGGACTGATTATTCTTATTCGTATTCTCAAAGCGTCTTAGACCGTATTTGCTGCCCTACTTCTTTTAGACCTATTGATGTTATTATTAACGGAGAATCAAGAATTTTAATAGGGGAAGAAGATAAAAAATATTTAAATCAATTAATAAACGCTTCGAACGGAAATAGTAATTTTATTGATAATGCTTTTAATCAGGCAAACAGGGAATTAAAAGGAATAAGAAATACTTACTATCCAGAGGCAAAAGGTTTGATTATTGCAAACACTATTGAAGATGCTAAAAGTATTTATACTAATTTACAAAGACAAAATATAAGCTGTTCTATAATCACAAGTGATGCTGATTCGACAACCGAAACAATAAAGGATTTTAGAAATAATAATAAGCATTGGGTAGTGACCGTTCAAATGGTTTCAGAAGGTGTAAATATTCCTCAAATAAGAGTTATCTTATACTTAAATAATATTACAACCAGAACATATTTTGAACAAGTAATGGGTAGAGGTGTAAGAAATTGCAAAGTGTATCAAAACGCGATTGATCATTGTTATTTTTATTACCCTAACTTTTCATTGTTTACTGAAGTTGCAGAAACTCTTGAAGCTGGATATAAACATTTTGTTATTGATGAAAATAAAAGAATAGGCACAGGATGTGGTGAAGATGGAGAAAGAAAACCAAAGGTTATACAAACATTGTTTGACGAAATAATAGCTGGTAATCACGGGATAATAAACAATGGCTATAAATTTACTGACCAAGAAATAGATGCTCTAAATCAAGTAAAAGATTTAAACTATGCTTTAGCAAGTATTTTTGAAAACATGATAGCAAGAAATATTCAAAAAGATGAAACTATAAATAATAGAATTGATGAAATTCCTAAGTATGAACAAATAAAGATTTTAAAAAAAGAGATTCATAAAAGAGTTGGATATGCAATTAAAATAGGAATTTATGAAGATTATGGAATTGCTCACTATAAGTACAATGAAGCTGCAAATATCAAAGACCATAAAACCTGCGCAGATTTAAGGTTATTAAACAAAAAATTACAAATCATAAACGATGACATCAACAATCTTACTAAATACTAATCCAGAAGAAGTTTATCATAAACTTGTCGATATTGCTGGGCATAATAGTTTTGGATTAACTATGAGTTATTTTGAATCGCTTTATTTAAATAAAGACTTTTGGGCTAAAAGGCAACCATACGGACTTTCTTTAAAAACTTTCAATTCTTATATTGAATTTGCAAGGTACGAAGTACCATGGGGATTAGGGTGGGATATTGGATTAATTAAAGCACATTGCAAAAGAAAACCAAACATTTGGAAGGAATACGAAGAGCAGCTTAAACCATATGTAAAACACGGTGTTAATCAATACAACGGAGGAGTTGCCATGGCACTTCCTCAAATAGATAAAGGTAGCAACTCTAGACAATACCAAATTCAAAGGTTAAAAAGAGATGCTCCAGATATTGCCACTAAAGTTATTGATGGTGAATTAAGCGCAAAACAAGGAATGGAAATAGCTGGATTAAAAGATAGGACGGTTGTTGTAAAATGTAAGGCTGAAGATTTTGTAACTAAAGCAATTAACAATTTAGAAGTAAATCAAATTGAAAAATTAATTCAAGATTTATCTTCATACTTAAATCACATAAAACAATGAAAGAAAATAGAGATTTTAAAGGTGTATGGATACCTAAAGAAATATGGCTTAATACTGACTTATCTATAATAGAGAAAGTTTTATTAGTTGAAATTGACTCACTGGATAACTCTGAAAGAGGATGTTTTGCCTCTAATGAATACTTAGCATCTTTTGTGCAATTATCAGAGGGCAGGGTAGCTAATATTATTAGTGACTTAAAGAAGCGTAAATTTATTATTCAAGTGTTTTTTGATGGTAGAAATAGAGGATTAAGAATAAGCAAAAGTGAAAGCAGCTTTAACGAAAACGTGAAACCTGATTTAACGAAAACGGGAAAGCAGACTACACGAAAACGTGAACATAATAATACACTTAATAAAACAACTAATAATACAGATTATATTCTTTCTGAAAATTCAAAAGAATTTTCCCCCGTTGAAATAAATCTAAATGAAATTAAGGAAAAGAAAAAAGGCAAAGTAAATCCTTTTCAACTTATATCTGAATTACAAAAAGAAGAAACAAAAGAAAGTTGCGCAAAAGAAAATAAAGAACGAAAGCCAAATCCAACCTACGAAGCCTTTATAATTTTCTGCCAAACGTTCGAAAGATTATCGGGTGCAAATTATCCAAAAGATAAAAATGGCAATTATCTAATGAGCAAAAAAGATGCTGGAGGCATGGTGTATTTAATGCGAAATGTAGAGCAAGTTGATAGGAGTGGAAATAGCATTGAAGCTCTTAAAGTATTTGTTACGGCTGCTTGGAATTTAAACGACAAATGGATTAGGGCAAATTTCACGCCCAATACTTTGTATGGGCAATTTTCAAAGATATTTACAGGCTATCAAACCAGTAGCCCAGAAATGATTGAAAAGAAGAAGAATGATCGAATTGCGGAACTTCTTGCGGAAAAAATGAAACAGTACGAAAACCAATAAATTATGAACAAGACACCAAAAGAAAAAGCAAAAGAATTATTTGACCAGTACCACAACCTTATTCAAGATATTGGCGGTGATATGGGTCATGAAATCCTTGTTTCAATATTAGCAAAGAATTGCGCTTTATTTGCAGTTCTTGAAATTTTGAAAATTAAATTAGTAGATAAAGACTTTGATTTATTTCATTACTGGCAACAAGTTAAAGAAGAAATTAATAACTTATAAAAAACCAAACCATTATGAACAACTTACCAATGATTGCAAATCGGGTCGAAGAGAAAATACAAGACGTGCAACTTGTTATCCAGAATCGAGAATTAAGGATTTTTAAGACTGGAACTAAAGAAGCTATACCGAAAATTACACACGTTTTAAATCAGTTGTTACCGGTATATGGCATTGAGGTAAAACCCGACCAGTTAATGGAGCTTATAGATTTTGTAGCATCGTACAAATTGATTTCAGTTGATGAAATAAAACTGGCTTTTGAGAAATTTGCAAAGGATGAATTAAATTTGAATGACCATAAATTATACGGCAAAGTAGATCTTCATGCGATTGGGAAAATATTATCTTCCTACATAACTTGGAGGCAAAAAATATACTATGCCATTGACAGCGATATAATGGCAAAGAAAGAAGAAGAGGATAGGATTAAACGCCTGGGTAAAGTAGCCGAAGATTATGACAAGGATTTTGATAACAAGCTAAAGAACTTTAATAAGACATTAGATGAAATACCTATCTTTTGGTATGATGAATGTGTGAAACGTGGATATATTAATGAATGGAGTTTAGGAGAAAAAGAGGCATTGTGGGCCGAAGCGCAGGAAATGGCATTGAATGAAAAGCCAACATCGGATAATTTGATAGAAAGAAAGAATCATCTTCGCAAAATAGAAGATGGAAATATGCCTAGGGCCCGGGCACTGGCGTATAAATTAGCAGTTTGGCGCAAAGTATTATTAAGAGATTAATCGTTTGTTTTTGTCATAATTTGGTTTTTTTGGTGAGGCATATTTTGTGCCTCACTTTTTTTATTTTTTTTATACAAAATACATACAAGTGATATTATTTATTTGTATCTTTGAAAGGTCAGAAGGACATAACGATTAATTACCACTAAAACACAAACATCATGAATTATTCAGCTCCAAAAAACGAATTGAGAACAGCATTAAAAGCATTGTTATCAGTAAATAACACAACTCCTGTTCTTTACAAAAAAACGGCTAAGAAATTCTTTGCTGAAAATGGTATTGAGTTAGAAAATGCGCCGATGGTTATCGTAAAAAATGGCATTTACTACCATCTTAACCATACTTCTTATACTTCAAGAGGTAGAAAAATTGAAAATGCTTGGTACGCTCCAATAGTTGACGTACAGGAAGAAGTAACTTCTACACCAGTAAGCGTTAAAGAGGTTTTTAACTCAATAAATTTTATCAACCCTACTAAAAATCATGTATCATCTATTGGAAGCTATGTAAGCGAAGCAAGATTAGACGCGATAGCTACAAAAGTAAGCGAAATAAAATCTTACCTTACAGAAGGATCTTTAGCTTTAAATATTTTAACAAGCCAGTCAACTTTTACAGATAAGCAACTTTGGGTAATTGCTTACGCTTTGGTTAAAACTGACTACCGTCCATCTGCGACTTCTAAGAAATCAAGTAAAGAAGAATTGCCAACACGTCGTTTAAGATATATTGACGGCAAATTTTCAGTTGAAGAAATTGTTTACGCTTAATAATTGTTTTACAGGGCAGTCCCCCAGCTGCCCTATTTTTTACCACTAAAAACAACCAAAATGACAAATTATCTTGAATTTTTAAAAACCAAACAAAAGACTCATATTAATAGTGGATTTGATATTGATGATTCAATGTTAAATAATAATATGTTTGAGTTTCAGAAATTTATTGTTAAAAGAGCCTTAAAAGCTGGTAAGTATGCCATTTTTGCTGATTGCGGATTAGGCAAAACATTAATGCAATTAGAATGGGCTAATCAAGTATGTAAACACACTAATGGCAAAGTATTAATTTTAGCTCCTTTAGCAGTTGTTGGTCAGACCATACAAGAAGGATTAAAATTTGGTATTGATATGTCTAATATTGATGTAATAAATTACGAGCAATTAGATAATATTTTAGTTAATCAATATTCTGGAATAGTACTTGACGAAAGTAGTATTTTAAAAAATTATGAAGGTGCTACAAAAAAGGATATTTTAGATAATTTTAAATTTACTCCATATAAATTAGCTTGCACCGCTACACCATCGCCAAATGATCCGATGGAATTAGGTAATCATTCTGAATTTTTAGACGTAATGAGCAGGAATGAAATGTTATCAATGTATTTTATTCACGATGGAGGCGAAACGGCAAAATGGAGGCTTAAAGGTCATGCTACAAAATTATTCTATCAATTTGTTGGTACATGGTCTATTATGCTTAGTAAGCCAATGGATATAGGATATGAGATGAATGGATATAATTTACCTCATTTAAATTTATTAGAAAATCAAATCATTACTCCAAAAAGGCAGAATGGACAGTTGTTTAATGATGCTATAATTTCAGCTACAAATTTTAATAGCGAATTAAGGCTAACAAAAATAGAAAGATTAGATGAAGTAGTTGGCATTATAAAGTCAAAACCAAATGAAAATTTTATTATTTGGATTAAACAAAATGAAGAAGGCGAACTACTTAAAAAATTACTTCCTGAGGCAATAGAAGTAAAAGGAAGTGATACTAATGAATGGAAAAAAGAAAAATTACTTGGATTTGCAAATAATGAATTTAGAATATTAATTACTAAAACTAAGATAGCAAGTTTTGGAATGAATTATCAAAATTGCAATAATCAAATATTTGCAAGTTTAGATTTTTCCTTTGAAGGATTGTATCAGGCAATAAGAAGGTCTTATAGGTTTGGTCAAAAAAATGAAGTCAATATATATTTGATTACAACAGATACTATGAGTAATGTTAAGCAAGCGATTGATTATAAACAAAAACAATTTTTACTAATGCAGGAAGAAATGGCAAAAGCGGTAAATTTAAATTTATCTGGAAGTATAATGAGTTCAAAAGTATTTGATATTTCTCATGAAAATAACGAATGGTATAATATTAAAAGAGGCGATTCAGTTCAGTTAATACAAGATTTACCAGATGAAAGTATAGGATTATCTGTTTTTAGCCCACCTTTTGCAGAATTATATACTTACTCAAATCACATTGAGGATATGGGTAATTCAAAAGATTACAATGAATTTTTAACTCAGTTTAGTTTTTTAATAAAAGAACTACATAGGGTAATGATGCAAGGTAGAAATGTGTGCGTTCATTGTATGGATTTACCTATTCAAAAAGGCAAAGAAGGGTATATTGGATTGAGAGACTTTTCAGGAATGATTTTAAAAGCATTTGAGCAAGCTGGATTTATTTATGCAAGTAGAATTACTATTTGGAAAGATCCAGTTGTAGAAATGCAAAGAACTAAAGCATTGGGATTATTACATAAGCAAATAAAAAAAGATTCTACAATGTCCAGAGTTGGCATTCCTGATTATGTTATGATTTTTAGAAAGGATGGAGAAAGAAATAATCCTGTAAAAAATACTGAGTTAAGCGTTGATTTATGGCAAAAATACGCTTCGCCTGTATGGATGGATATTAACTATGGTAATACATTACAAGGCTACAGGAATGGTAGAGAAGAAAATGATGAAAAGCATATTTGTCCGCTACAATTAGATACCATTGAAAGATTGATTCATTTATATTCAAATAAAGGCGATACTATTTTTACTCCATTTATGGGTATTGGAAGCGAAGTGTATCAGGCTGTAAAAATGAATAGAAAAGGTATAGGTTTTGAATTAAAAGAAAGTTATTATGATTTAGCTAAAGCTAATTTAAAATCTGTTATATCGTTAAAATCTCAAACTACATTATTTTAAAAAACCATAATCATGACACCAGAAGAAAGACAAAAAGCAATATCAGAGGCCTTTTACCGAATAGCTATATACGCCATGGTAACACACACGCATACACGCGAAGGATTACATAGACTTGAATACATGATGAATATAATAAATGAAATTCCTGTTATTGGAGATATAGATTACAGTAATTTTAATCATAGATATTACAAAGGTATTTTAGAAGACGCCATTAAATTAAATAAAGAGTTTAATGAAAAATACGATAAGATATGAATGACATAAACGTAATGGTGATAAACTACTTAAATGATGTTTATCACATAAAGGACACATCTGTCGAAGGTGTAGAAAAGGCAATAGATGATATTTTTAATTTTGAAAATATTTTGCCTCAATACAAATCTTTGTTCAATAGCTTAATGGTTGAATCGATTAATTTTGATTATGTGAGCGAAAGATTGACATTTATAAAACTTAGAGATAAATTAGAAGCAGAATAATATGGAAGTAGCGAAAATTGGGATAAC